GGCCGCCCGCCCGCGACGACGCGATCCGCTCTATGACTTTCCTATAGTTGAATCTACCTTTCGACGCTTTCACTCCCCGACCGGCGACGGCTTTTTTGGATCTGGCTGCTTTTTTAGGCATAGTTACTCCTCCACTAATAAATTCAATGACTTCAATGTCCGGGTGATGGAACCCGCAGCGATCTCCTTTTGGAAGGCGGCCATCTTCGATTTTGCCTGAGCCGCTATGGCGACAGCCTCCAGCTTGTAACCGGCGGCGATCTGCTGGAGCTGACGGCCTTCCTGAGTATGAGAATTTGCGCTTTCGAGATGGCGGCCCGCAATCTGGACATAGCTCTGGCGTTTCAGATTCAATTCGGAGGCGGTCCTGATATAGGCGGAGGCGGCCGCAATATACTGCGCACCGGCGGCGATGAAGGCGTTGCGCTTATCGTCGAGAGCCTTGATGTGGGCAAGCTCCACCTGGGCGGAAGCAAGGTATTCGGACGCCTGGCTGATAAACTGGCCGGCCTGTTGGTTGTACGAGTTCGAGGCATCGATATCCTTGCCGGCATAGTCAGCCCACTTGCCCGCCGGGTCATCGCCGGTATTCGCGGTAGGGATATAGTCATCACCTGAAGCAAGATCGGCGACGGCGGCGGTTATCCTTGCGGTGGACGCCGTGATAGCGGTGGTAGCCGCGGTGAGCGAAGCGCCCGCAGAAGTAATGCGGGTAGCCACATCGGTCAACTTTGCAGCAATGGCCGCGTCAATGCTGCCCCCGGCCGTGGAGATGGCGGCGGCCAGGGCGGCGACAGCGGCGTTAAGCTGCGTGCCCGCATTGGTGAGCTGAGTTGCTATATCGGTGGCCACGCCCGCGGCGCTGGTGAGGGCGGTTTCCGCCAGCGTGACCTTGCCGGTGACTTTGGCGACGGCAGTGCTGGCGGCCTCGAGTGCGGCAGCGATCTTACCCGCAAGGGTGGCGTCGGCATACTGCTCAAGGGCAAAGGCCAGGGCGCCCAGCTCGATCAAGTCACTGTGCTTTGCGTCATAGGTGCGGGAAGCATCTGTTAAAGTGTGGATGCCCGACCAGTAGACATAGCAATTAGCGCCATCGCCCGGCTCCTGCATGTAAAGCGTGTCCTGGATAATGGAGAAAGGTTTGAAGGTAGGCGGGTTATCGCCGACGGGGAACTCCAACCCGTCAACGGATATGCGGTCGGCGCAGGCAGCGAGGCTGACGGCATAATCGCCGGACACGGTGGCGATGGTGGTTTTCTGCTGGTAGGGATGATGACGGGAAAACATGGCCAGCGAGCGGGCAACGGCACGCTGAAGATCGGGGTCCGACCAGCGTGGAGCACCACCCGACGGATCGCCCAGGTCGGTGCGGAGCTGCGCCACGAGATCAGCCAGGTAGGCGGTCATTTAGCCCTCACCCCTGCCGTGTGTGAGACTATACGAGCTTCAGTAACGATTACACAATTATTCAATAACTTACTCATAACACGCCTGACATCGGGATTGCCGGGGAGCGACCGGGGTGGTAAGGCCGGCCGCTCCCAGTATTCAGAGGAGGCTACTTAAAGGGCAGTCACTCCTTTAAGCCTAAGAGGAAAGGGTCTGCTTGCCGGTCAGGTTGAAGGCAATAGTGGCGGCGTCCAGCAGAACGCCAATTACAGTATTCACATCATCGGTGGTGCTGGGCGCGGTATCGGTTACCTTGCCGCTATCAGCTCCCTCGGCCAGATAAATAAGGCCGCCGGGCGTGCCGCCGGCATAGCCGGTGACCACGCAGACGAGAGCCACGGGTATGACCTCGCCGCTGACTCCGCCTTTAAGGGCCACGAGCTGGGGATTGATAACGCTGCCTGCGGTGGCCAGGGCGCGTTTCCAGCCGGTTGAATAACCGAGGATATCGCCCTCGGCACAGGCACCGGCCAGGGTAACGGTAGCGGCAGCCGGGCCGGGGCCGCAAATTACGCTGCGGCCGACCTGGGGATCTGAAAAGGCCATATTATTCTCCTTTTGCTTTTATTTCATTACGCGACGCCTATGAGGGCGGCGGCCTTGACGTTGCTGAACAGGGCCAGGCTGGTGTACCACTTGATGCGGGTGCGGGAGGCGTCCTTAGTCTCCATCTCGCCGATCTTGATGATCTGAAGGCCGCCCGGGCCGGTCAGGCCGCAAACGCCGTCCTCACCAAAGGAAATGCCATATATGGTGGAACTGGCGCCGCCCGTGTAAGCGGTTTCGACCGAGCCGCTGACAGTGTGGGTATCCTTGACGAAATCGCTAACGCCGATGGGGATGCCATTATAGAGTTCAACGAACATGCCGAGCTTTTTATCGTCATGTTCCAGGTTGTTGCCCGCAGCCCTGGCGAGAGCATTGATCTTCCTGCGGGACCGCCTGCTCATCAGGAGAAGGTCGGGCTTGCCGCCTTTCACAGCGTCGATGAGCGAATCCAGCATATCCAGGGTGAGGGCGGCGCCGCCGGAAGCGCCGGCAGCGATGAGCTGATCGGAGGCTGTGCCTGTATCTATCAGCTTGATCAGGCCATCAAACTGATTCGGCTCGGTGACGCTGTTGCCGTAGAGGAACGTGTCCTCCAGCTCGTGGCGTATGGCCTTGGCGGTAAGCTCGATGATGGCCGACTCAATGTCGTTGACATTGGAGCGGGTCTGCTTGACGTAGTTGTCCACGTCAGCATTCTGGCCGAGGATGGCAAGGGTGGCCGTTTTCTGTAAAAAAGTAACCTGCGGGCTGGTGGTCCAGTCGTCGTTGACGGCGTGCCATTCAGCCGAGGGAAGGGTCAATTCCCGGTTGTAGGTGAGAGCATTGCCGATGATTTCCACCCACGGAAGCAACGTAAGCAGCGGGGAATCCTTGATGATGGTTTCAATGACGCCCTGCTTCATAACGTCATTTGAGAGCTTGGCGTATTCAGGTAGTACAGTTCCCAAATCATTAACTCCTTACGATTTATTTCTTGTCCATTTCGATGGCGTGCTTGATTTTCTCCCTAGCCGACAGGCCGGATAAGTCGGGCCCGGACCTTTCGGGGGCGCCGGCAGGCACGGAGACGGCCTTAATATCGGCCTCGATCTTGGAGCGGACTTTGGCCGCGAGGTCCGTAACACGCGCCATGGCCGCGTTGATCTCAGCGATGGAATTGCCGGCCAGCATTTCGGGGTTGAAGATGGGATTGGAGCTGACGGCCAGCTTGCGGTACTCGACGACGGCTTCCTTATGGGCTGTGTCAAGAGCAGCGAAATCCTTTTTCAAGGCGTCATTTTCCTTGATGGCTTCGGCCAGGGAAGTATCGCGCTCTGCAAGCGAAGCTTCCAACGAAGCGATGCGCTCCGAAAGCTCCGGCGCGGCCGGTGGTGCGGGGGTCGGAGGGGGCGCGGCCTCAACATTTGTTACCGCTGCGGTTTTAGTCTCGTTTTCCATGATCCACTCCTAACTAAAGCACCGGCTCCATCTCCGGGGCGACTTTCCGCTCTCTCGCTCCGCCCTGGGTGGAGGGGGCTTTAAATTCGTTATTCATTTCGAGTATGCGGCGGCGTTCATCAAGCCATTTCTGGAACTCCAGCTCAGGGTCGCGCACGCCCAGGTTGTCCATGGCGGTGCGGCGGCTGTGGACGCCCGACTGGACGCATAACTGCTCATTCTGAGCGTCGCGAGCTTTGTCCTGGGGCAGCACCTGTCCCCAGCACACCCGGTGGGACACCTGGGTGAAGTCCTGCCGCATGAACTTGGCCCACAGCTTCAAGATCATTTCGTTGCGGCGCTTGTAGACATTTGTCCTGATGAGCCGCTTGCGCTTAACTTTCTGCAGGAGCGATTGAAGCTCCACCTCAAGGGCGACGCCGGAAAGCTCGTGCTGGATGCCGCCGTAGGCCGCCCTGGGGGATTCACTGATATCGTGCATGGTGCGGTAAACGAGGTCGATGTAGTCGATATGCAGGCGGATCCCGCCGCCCTGCAGCAGGTCCAGCAGATATGCCCTGGTATCGGCGGGAAGGTTCCAGACGGCACCGGGCCTGACCTGTATATCCTCTGAGGCCTCGACTCCCTCAAGCACGGCGATGGGATTTCCGGAAACCTCAAGGATGCGGGAAAGCTGAGAAAGGGCGCGGTTCAACTCCCGCTGCGGCTCGATGAGCTGAGGGATATCGGAAACGCCCCAGAACTGCTTGGGCTTGCGCAGGTTGGGGAAGATGATAAACGGGATGAAGCCGTAAGGGTTCGGCTTTTTGTCGATGACATCGTTTTCGAGGTAAAGAGTGAAATCCTTATCGGTCCAAAGCTCGGTGATGAAGGCGGTTTTTCTCGTGGTGGATTTCTTATACAGGGTAAGTATCTCCCCGGCGCTGAGCTGGTAACGGCTGGCCACGCGGTAAGTCTGGTTGAGGTCGTCGCCGGTCCACCAGGCGTAGAGGCCATTGACATCCGGCGCAGTGATACGAACCCGCTTACCGATAGCGTCCCAGGTGACCTTGTAGCAGCCGTCGCCCAGGATGGCGGTGTCGATCTCTGTGGTATAGTCCAGCTCACCACAGTTGTTCTGGTCGAGGATGCG